GTAAGAAACTGATTTATCAATTGTAAAAGTATTAGGTATGTAATTTACTGTGGTTGTTGCGGTGTGTGCAGTTCCAGTAGTTTCTCTTACAACTCTAAGAACACTATCTTCATTAAAGATATTAAGGACTGATAGTGTTTCTTGTTCGATTTTTATAGAACTTCCTATGGAAATATTTTCAGGAATTCTATTTACGTATATGTCGGTAACTACACCAGCAACAGTGTACGCTGGAATATCTTCAGATAGTGAAGAGGTGTAAGAAGTAACTCCAATTTGACTAAATCCATTTAATGGAGAAAGTTCTGTAGAAAATCCAGAAATTGTTACATAATCTAGATTGTTTAGAGTATGATATGGATCAATAGTTACTTTTACCTGATCTCCACCATTCCAAGTGAATACTACATCATCATAAGAAGTTACATTAGTATCAATATTATCAACTTGTTTACCTGTTAGTTCGGAAATTTGAGCGGAAAGACCAGATCCGCCAGTATTAGTTTGATCAAATTGAATAGAATCTCCAACTTTATAATCATCACCCTCATCAATTATTTCATAAGAAAGTATAGATCCAGAAGTTACAGAATCCACTACAGTTATTTGATTAATAATATCATTAGACTCAATGATGAAATCATTACCAGCAAACTCTTCGTTTACCTTATATGGTAAGGTATTTCTAACTAAACTAGATTCATTAAAATCAAAAGTTTGATCTAAGTTACCGTTCTCAGAGACATACTTAGATCTATATTTGTTTCCAACAAAGTATGGGAATTGACCTACGTTATTTCCAAAAATGTCCTGTGTTGATGTTGCAAAATATGCATACACACCGTTAGGAAATTCTGGAGTTACACAATATCTTCCATTATATTCGTCAAGATCACCAGCATTGGTAAATTTATAATCATCAACAAAAAATCCAGGGTCAAATCCAGATGGTCTATTTTGAATATTTGATGTATTTAAAGTATATCCGGAAACTAGTTTCTTAATTTCAGAATTTGCATCATTTGCAACAGAGTATCCATATGATCCATAAATTGGATTTCCATCATATGCCCATCCAATAATTGGAGAATGTTGATTTCCATCATCTGCAAACTGACTTTGAATATTTTGAGAATAACCAGATACTGTATACTGTAAATTATTGAGAGATGAAATGAGGATATCGTCAGCGACTTCTCTTATATCATTCTCCTGTCCATATAAGAGGTTTTTATTGATCGTTAGAGATCTTACCTGAGGACTAAAAATTTGATTTTTACCAGATGCTTCAATAACAATTGTCGTAGAAGATGCACTATATCCTGTACCTGGATTTACAACTACAGCATCTGTAAGTTTGTTATTTGTGATAATAGGTCTAATAGAAGCACCAGTTCCGCTACCATAAACTTTAATCTCTGGAGTTGAATAGTATTCCGATCCACTGTATTGGATATTAACATCCTCAATACGCCCATTTACAATTATTGGTTTTAATTGAGCATCCTTACCATTTTTAACATTAATCTTTGGTCTCTTATGTAAATTTAAAATATTTGATCCATAATCAGATCCATTTTCATAAACATAAACATCAACAATACTACCTTTTACAATTGGTGTAGATACTATTTGACCTACAGACTGTGTGCTTCCGATACCTGCAGTGCTGTATTGAACTGATAAAGAAATATCTGGATAACTAAAAACTTGATATCCTGAACCTGTACTTTCAAACTTTACATAATTTTTTCTAAGATAATCTGAAGTATTTGTTCCTGCTACTCCAGCATTTGCAATTCTGAAAGTGTCATCATCTACTTTAAGAACATAATATTGATTTGATGTTGAAACTCCAGAAATAGAAGATGGAATTGTTGTACCAACCCCAACTGCCGTTGAATATGTAATTAAATCCCCATCAGTAAATCCGTGATTTGCAAATTTTACTACACTATTTACAGTTGAAATTCCTGATGGACTTACTCTAAGTTTTCTATTTTCATACCCACTTCCAGGATTGATAACTTTAATTTGTGTTAAAGTCTTCTTAACATTTGTTTCAAACTTATGTATACCCGAATTTCCTATCGTTGTAAATCCTACCGTATTAATACCAGATCTATAATCGGATAGAGTTTGATAAATTTGAATTGTATTATTACTAATATATTTGGTAAAATATGTTGCACCCTTTTTAAGAGTCAACCCAGTATCAATGTCAGCACCACCAAATGTGCCTATACCAATTAATGAATTATTTTCCGGATTATATGTAATTTCTTGACCATTAACCAACCCGTGTGGATTTAAAAATGTAATGGTTTCATTTGTAATATCTAACCCACCACCAAATCCAATTTGTCTAGCATCAAATTCTATACTTCTTTTTCTTGTTTCAATTACGGGTTCAAATGTTGCTCCTTTTCCATTTCCACCAGTAACTGCAATTGATACGATTGCGTCTACATCAAAGTCTTGAGGGTTTACATAAACTTTTTCAAAAGACCCTCTAACAACAGGTTGGAGGAGAGCATTACCTGAAGATGGAGTTAATAAAGGTGGATTTATTACATCAAATCCAGTTCCACCATTTAAAACTTGAACAGATTCCAGAGGTCCATAATAAACCTTATCATTTGTTTTATATCCACTAATTTCAACGCCATTGATCAACATTCCAACAAATGATACTGGTGTTAGATCCGATTCACCATCACCAATATTAACATTTAGTGGAAACTTTCTTAAAATCTTTTGCGGTGAGATAACAGATTCTTTTTGACTATTCAGAGTAAAGTTATGAGTTCCTGAAGTTAAAGCACCAAATTGAACATAATTTTCAGATCCTATAAAAGACCTTGATAGGTATAATCTGATTTGTCGATTATCATTGATTACTTCAACAATGTATACCCCTTCAGACAAACCAGGAATTGGATCTCCTGATGGTTTGTAATAAATCTCTACCCCTGTATAAAATGAAACCTTATCTACAAAGTTTATAATTGAATAATATCCAGTGGTTACATCTTGTCCAGAAACTGATACTGCATCATAACTAAAGATTTCTGTTGAAATTTGATAAGAAGGTAGCGAGTTTGACGCTACATACATATACTCATCATTTTCATTGTAAACGTTTTGAACATCACCAGTTATATTGGGATACTCTAGTGATACTTGAGATGATGTAGCAACTAATAGTTTTCTTCTAATATCATAATTAAAAGCCTGATTTAATGTAAATGTTCCATCTGTTGTAATTTGTCTATCATTAATTTGAATCACAGACAAATTAGAAGCTATTACTACCTCACTATCTCTACTCAAAATATCAATAACATCACCAACTTTTAAGCTTGACCTATCAATATCGCTCTTTAAATTGACTTGAGATATTGATCCAGATGCAAATGTATCAATCTGATATCTTGAGCTAGTGTTGTAAGTCCAACTATTTGCAAAAATTTCTTTATATGATGGATTATCTACAGGATTCTCAATAATTTCTCCCAAATTTTTAACAGAAATTTCTTCACCAACATCTATTGAAGATGATTGTGATCTTGAATTAAAGTCAGATAATACACCAGTAAGTCTTAATTCAACAAATTTATCTGGATTTCCATTTTCAAATCCATAATAAGTTTCATCAGACCTAATATTATCAGTGGGGTTTATCTGTTCATCAACTTCCAGACATCCAAAAAATTGATTTACACTCTTGCTAGAGTATGTGATTACGTTGTTACCGGAATACAATGTTCCAGACTCTGGAAATCCGACCGTAGAATCTACGGTAATAACTTGAGCACCAGGAAGAATGGTTTCAATCACCTTTGTATTAGAAGTAATTCCAAATGTGCCGGTAATCGTTGGAGATGCATCATCATATCCAACGAATAAAAATAACTTATAATAAACGTTCTGACCCCTCTTAATGATCTCAACTTCAGATACGGATGCACTTGTAGAATCATCCGTACTTTTTTTGATTGTTTGACCAGATAATAGAAGAGGATTTCCTGAGATTTTTTCAGCAACAACGACTAGTCTTCTTACATAATTTGCAGAAGATGGTTTGATAAGTGAATTTTCTAAATTAATAACCTTTGGAGTTTCTCCAAACAGAACATTAAAAAGAATTCTGAAAGATTCCTCAGTTCCTTTTGATTGATATAGTGTTCTCGATTCTTTTATAAAGTTTCCTACATTTAAATCAGAAACAAAATCTAAATTTTCTAATCCAGGTGTAAAAGAGTACTTTAATTTTTTATAAAATTCTTTTAAAAATAGAGAACTTAAATTAGATACATCACCATTTGCACTGTGCTCAGAAGCTTCCGAAGTTTTAAAGATTAAATCGCCAACATAATTTGATGTATTGGTAGTTGTAATTCCGGCATTATATGTTGTAATTCCACTAAATCCACGAACACACCCAGTAAATGTATTGGTTGTTACTCCTGTATATGTAATTATTTCATCATCAATTTTAAATAGACCATAAGATTGTGGAAATCCTTTGGTGCTGGATACTTGAATTGTAGTAGCAGTAGAAGAAATACCAGTGGTAAGTTTTGTAGATCCAACTACAACTTCTGGTATTAAGTTATCAAGATTTAAATATTGGTCAAGGTTATCCGAAATATCAATCGGACCACCTTGATATTCTTGAGAAATATAATATTGCTTTAAGAACTCTGAAGCTTTTGGATTTTCATCTAATATAAATTCTGGAAGTTGACTGTCAATAATTTGCTGTATCTTAATTCTAGACTCAAAACCAGTTTGTATCATATTACGACCTCGTTAGTTCTCCGTTTGAATAGCTTGATCTATAAGAATCTTTAGTAAATACAACTCCAGATATATCATCACCAGAAGCAATTACATCTTTAACCATATTTATTGAGCTTTTTGAAACGTCAAATGCGACATAAAGATTCTTAAGCCCAATAACATCATTTGATTCTGGATATGCTTGAATTTCTATAATATCATCAGAAATACTTGTAGATGTTATATTGATTGAACCAATAAGTATTTCACCAGTTTCATAGTTAACAGTTCCTGCAGATTGAACAACTACTGATGTTTTAGTCACAGATGTTGACCCATCCCCTGAGGGAGTAGAATATAATTTTACTATTGAAATAATACCAGTTTTAAGGTCTGAATTAGGAGTGTCTGTAAAGTACACAGTATCTGATACTCCAAAAATATTAAATCCAGTTGACTTAATATTATATCCAGATGGGTTTACGTGAAACTGATTTCCAAAACAAATTTCATATTGAGTTAGTCTATTAATTTGTGCTTTTAAATCTCTTCTAATTCTTACCTTCGTAATATTGGATGTAATTGCAGAGTCTGTATTATCAATAACTTGCAGAGCTTTACTATATTTGAATCTACCCCCAAATGCATTTAGGTTAGGAGATGCTGCATAGGTATTGAGAGAATTAATTACTCTATTTCTAAGATCATCTACAGTAGATACTTGGGAGTAATTGTAATAGATAGAAGAATCAATCTCAACATATAAAACCTGCAGATCAATAATCTGTGGTTCTATACCAGCAATAGTATATTGTCTTAGTTTATTTTGAATTTGTTGCTTATTAAAATCTGAAACATATGTACCATTTTTTGGTTTAATACTGATGATAACCTTACCAAATTGTGGTGGATCCAATTCTTCCCCACCAACAACAGAAACGGAGTCAGTATCTGGATATATTTTTGTTTTTATAATCGCCTCATAATCTCTTCCAGTAACTGCTCTATATTGAGAAGAATATATTCTTGGTGCGAAGTATCTTATAGAATCAATATTCTCAATGTTAGATCCATTTTGAGATCTTTGATTTGTAGAAACTAAAATAGTGTTTGTCGGAATAATTGTGGTTCCTGCAGAAGACTTCAAAGTTCCTGCGAAAGAAAATGAATTTACTCCATTACCATCTTCACCATCAGTCACAATATAGGTGACTGTGATTATAGATCCATTTTCTAATTTTTTACCAAATTTTCCATCACCAAATAAAATTTGATATTTCTCATCCTTGACTTCTTGAATTAAATATATCTCCGAATTTCCATCAATATCAAAAATATTATCAGCAACTGAATACTCTCTACCTAATCCAGTATCACTCAATCCTTTCACATATACAATAATTGTTGAAGTATCAATGAAAGAATTATCCAGGATAAATTTTTGATCTAAGGAACCATCAACTACAAATTGCTTTCTTAAAAATGTTCCTTGTTTGATTCTTACATTAGTAAATGATGCGGTTCCATTCACAACACTTGCTGAAACATTCTCTGGTGAAGAAAAAACATAAGATGTATTTTCCGTGTTACCAGTGCATACTAGACCCGCCTGCAAGGTCAATGTAGATGTACTTGCCGTAGTACTTACGTTAAATGAAACAACCGCCTCCGAGGCAATCCTAGAGCGTGGTACGTACCCAACATTTCTTGCTAGAGAAACAACATTCTCTCTCAAAGTCGCAGAATCTAAGAAAGATTCATTTACAACTAAGTTAGAGTTAAACGCTGTAATATAAGTGTTATAAGCTAGAGTATCAATTAAAACTGAGAAGTTAGATCCTTCAAAATCAAAATCCGTGAATGTAGAATTTGCACGTAGATAATCTTTAATCGAAGTTTTAATTTGATCGAAATCTAGATTGGAAAACTTAGTAAAAGGCATTTTATCTTGCTGCCTCTAGGATAAATGAATATTGCTGTGATGGAATTTCTTGTCCAATAATGTTGTAGGATACTGTTATTTCAAATTCATTTTGATCAGGCATTGGATCGACATTTACTCTAACATCGTTCACTCTTGGTTCAAAATTTTGAATTGTAAGAATAATTTGATCCCGTATAACACCGGCAGTACCATAATCAACAAAATCAAATAGACTTGATCGAACCTTTGACCCTAAAACAGAATTAAAAAATCGCTCTGTAGGAATAGTCTCTACTAAATTACGTATCGAACGCATAATAGCGCGTTCATTCTTCAAAATTGGCAAATCCTTCGTAACAGGATGTGGCTCAAAGGATAAGCTAATATCTTTAAATGATCTAGATATCCTTGTAACAGACATTGGACATAAAATTTCTTTATTTATTTATGACTATTTCCAGGGAGATCCGTATACAGCATCGGTTCCATACTCCCAATCATCATAGTCTTCATCGTTTCTAATTTTTTCGTGCAACTCAACTTGTTTATGCAGATCGTGTTTAGGTGCAATATCGTGCATAACCTCTTGAATCACTCTTTTTGGGGGTTGACTACCATAGTCTGTAATTAATTTTTTAGTTCCCCACATCTCATACATATAATTCTTGTCTCTATCTACTGGTAAATTAGACATTGGTTACTCCTGTTTTAAAATTTAAAACAGAACTTTTATAAAGGAGGTTTCTATCTCCTTATGTCTATTTAACGATCAACTTCACGCAGAGAATAAGAGTCAGAATTCAAGTATTTTAGCATTTCAAGTGCGATAAGACGTGGATTTCCCTCTCCACAAGTGTAGACATCCACTGCTAAACACCCATTTTCTGGCCAAGTATGGCAAGAAACATGACTTTCTGCGAGGGCAATCACCACAGTACAACCTTGTGGGAGAAAACAATGTGAAAATGTGTTCAAAATCGTCATTTTTGCCCGTTCTATACCATTAATCATGACGTTTTGTAGCGATTCCACATCATTGATCAGGTCAAATTGCACATCATACACCTCTAAAAGCAGGTGTTTGCCCATCGAAAACTTTTCCAACTCAAATTCTTAGTAAAAATTTATTTATTTCACATAAAAACCCCGTCTGAGGTAGTCTGCATCTTCAATGAACGTCATATTTTCTATTTTTTCATTGTCCCAAACAGGTATTGCGACTGAATTACCATAACGAAAGTCAGGATTTCTACGAAAATGTACCTCAATTAGGTTACCATTTATAAATTCACAGTTAATCCATTCATAATTACCCTTTAAGTCGTTTAAAATTTCAGGAAATTCCACATCTCTATCAACTTTTTCCCATTTTTTCCATTTATAATAGGGATCCTCAGAGTTACGAGTTCCAAGTACAGTCAATTCTGCTTTTTGATTCTTAAAATCCACACTTAAATGTTCTCCTTCAAAGATCTCACACCAGAATTCAGCAGGATGAATATGATCCGTATACTTTTCAATCCATTCTTTACGAGAAAACCGCCCCATTCCAAGTAAATTAAAGGAAGGGCGCACAATATAAAAGTCGGGTCTGGGAACTGTAGTACCAACAGGACCACAGTTATAACCCAAAACCCGACTTAGAAATAATTTATTATAAACCCAGAGGTCTGATGGATGTATACTATTCCATTCACCATCTCCCTCTAGGTGATACATTATCCTTTACCTTGCCCACGATACTTTTTTCTAGCATTATTACGAGAAGACGCAGCGTACTTAGTGCCTGCCCCATCGCCTTGGCGAGACTTTTTAGGAGGACCAGGAATATAAGAGCTATTCTTATTCAGACCGACTTTTGCTTTTGCCATAAGTTATTCTCCATTAAAATTTCAGTTTCAATATCTTCAGGTCTTGGATAACCTGTCTGATAAAATTCAATTGACAGGTCTTCCATCGTATCGAAATATTCTTCTTCTGTAAGTGAAGTATAAATTCTTCTTCCTTTACAAAGAATATTGTATCGTTCGTTAGACATCAAATAATCCTTGACTTTTCGTGACCAACTCTAATGCGAGGATCGCACCAAATTTCAAATCCTGCTTCCTTTGCATCCAAACAGAATGATACATCTTCTCCACACATATCCTGAACTTGCCCAGACTCAAAGACTTGCATCTTAGGAGCAAACCAAGGATACTTCATTTCAGAATGTTCAAACACACCATTCTTAATCAGAACCCATCCAAAACCAGTGTAGTCAACTGTGAAGGGCTTGCGACGCTTTGAGATACTATCAACGGTTTCATGATTCATCACTCCACCATTACCACGGAAGTCGTCTTCGTCCAACCAGTGTGCTACAGAGGTTGTGTGACCATCTTCAGTCGCATACCAACCAGCAGCGATATCCTTGTCCATCAGAACCAACTGCCAGAATTTTTCTGTATTGAAAACAATATCAGAATCAATCCAAAGTTGCCAGTCATACTTAAGTTTTCCATCCCAGGGAATCTGATCAGGTCCACGCAGTACATTCGCACCTAAACATTTGCATCTAGCAAAGTTTACCATCGATGAATAGTCCTGCGAGATCTGGATACTTGCTCCCGATTGTACCAGGTCAAAACAGAGTTGTACAAAGTTCTTCAAGTATGTGTAAGATACTCCTCTACCAGGAAGACAGAATACGATTGACTTTCCTTTTACCATTTCTCTTGCCAGATCGTAGTCCCATTCTTGTGTAGGTGATGAGACCACTGGCGATTTTGCTTTTACTGTAAATCCTTTAGCCATAAGATAAGTTGTTTACTTCAGTATCATACTCTATTATGTATGTTCCGTCAAGATAACCTCATTACCCTCTACCGTGAACTTTAATTGAGTATCTTCGTACCAAGAAAGATCATTCATAATGTTCTCAGGAATCACCACATAGTATTGCCCAGTAATTGGATCGACCTGTACGGACTCAAAAATATCTCCGGAATTTTTTTTCATTTTTGTATAATATTCAACCTTTTTCAAAATTATATATTCTCCGGGATTTTTTGAATAGAGAGATATTGAGAGGTCGATCTGGGTCGTTTATAGCTTATGGGGACCCGTTCATTATAACACGGCGGCGGGGCAGGGGACCGCCGGCGCCCGTAGACTGCCGATCACGAACGAATGAGACTGCCCCCCACGAACAGAGGGGGGAGGACCCCTCACTCCATCCCCATCGGTTGAACGTCGCTCGCGAAGGTCTCAGCGAACTGGGCAGCGAGCACAGAGGCAGGGTGACCCACGGGGTCGGTGATGGCGTTGAACTTACTGCCGTCGTTGCGGTAGGCGACCCACACGGTCTGGCGGTCCTGAAGGCGGGTGGCGGGAGAGAAACGCATCGGTCTTCTGTCGGTTGCTTTGGAATTGTAGAGCACGAACGGGGCAGGGGTCAATACCCCAACCACACCAGAAACTCACCAGCGTCGACGGGACCGAAGCGGGAGGTCACCCCATAATCGGTACGGAAGTCATCCCAGAGACCGTGATCCTTTGCCGCTTGGCAGGCGGCGCTCCAACGGATGCATCCATTCTCATCGGCACAATTCCAGACGATGGCGGGGAAGGTTGAGCAGTGCATCGGGTGTCCTGTGAACTGAGAGTATTGTAGCAGATCGGGGGCAGGGGTCAGTCCATCCCCATCGCTTCCTTCAGGGCATTGTACGCTGCCAACCAATGGGCGGCATCAGCGTGGTTGCCCTTGGTGCTCTCATCACAGGCGATACAGAGCAGCGCGGTGCGGATGGTGCCCCACTTGCCTTCGGGCAGGGTGACGGTGGTAAGGGTCTCAGGATTCCAGGGAGTGGCGGTCATCGGGTCCGTTGCGGTTGAGAGTATTGTAGCAGGTCGGGGGTCAGTCGTCCCACCAGATGAAATAGTCGGCATCGCTCAGACCACCCTTCGCCTTGATGGTGATCAGGGCGCCGATGCCCATAGCCAGGGCGAACAGTAGGGCGACCTTACCAGTGCCAGGGGGCAGCTGGCGGAACAGGGTCAGGATGGGGGTGAGGTCAGGCATCGGGGGGTCCGTTGCGGTTGAGAGTATTGTAGCAGATCAGGCGTCCCGTGCTGCTAGGAGCAGGGCATGGAATTTGTGGAATTCGTGGGTCATGCCAGGGGAGAGAGTGGGACGTCCCTTGCTGCCGTGAGTCGGAAGGTGGAAGGTCTGGGCGATGGCGGGGTGGGTGACCTTCTCATGGTTGCCTCCTGATTTGATGGTTGCTCCTGCCTTCAGGAACTGGCGGCGGGCGTCGCGTACCTTGATTGGGGAAGCCATAGGGGTGGTTGACTGTCCCCATAGTATAAGACCCCCAGCGGCGAACCGTGGGGGTCTGGTGGTCAGTGTCAGAACTGGATCGGATCGGCGGTCGGTTCGGCAGTGGGGGTGGTATCATCCCCTGCGATGGTATCCAGGATCTGCAGGATGCTGTCGCCAGTGTTGCCTTGACGGAGCAGGGACAGGGCAAGGTCGCGGGTCATTTTGAAATTAATGTTAGGTTTGAGTTGTGAGCAGTTTTAGGACTTGCTCAGGTCACAGATTCAGAAATCGAACACGTCGCCGTTGATTTCGGCGCGGTTGATCTTAGGGTCGTTCCACTTTACACCATCGGGAGTCTCTTTAGTGCCAAACTCATAGAATGCTTCGAGCAGATCCTCATAGCAGCAGATATCATTCTCCCGAATGAAGTTGTAGATGCTCTCATCATTCTCAATCCAGAGCACAACATTCCAGGTCTCATAATTCGTCCAACCGTTATAGGTGCGGTCGGTGAGGTCGGTCTGATGGGTCAGGGTTGCGGTTGCCATCGGGTTGTCTGTGGTTGACTGAATCAGTATAGGGTCAGGAGGTGGGGGGTTGGTGCCCCCCTTGTGCCAGTGCTTCAGGCGGCACAGAGGGCGGATTCCAGGCAGATCTCCCGCTTTTCAATCAGCACATAATCGACGCCGAACTGCTGCTCCAGTTCCTTAGCGTAGGCATCAGCAGCGGAGCGGCAATCGAACAGGCGGAGGGTATCGAAGTCCTGCCCCTCATAATCAGCACCAGCGATCACAGCGTAGACTTTCATGGTCGGGTCGTTTGAACTGAAGTTAGTATAGGGGCAGGGAGGGGGGTCTGTGCCCCCCTGGTGGACAGTTCAGTAAGCGTCACAGCGGGCGTTGACTTCCTGCAGAAGTTTGCCCACTTTGTCCTGCTGCAGTTTGAATACAACAGAAGAATTTTTGTTTGCTGTACTCAGACCCAGAAATGCCTTAATTCCGTTGTTGCTGGTGACGCGAATACGGAGACCACAATCATACTCTTTCACACCATCAGTAAAGAGAAGACGACGCGAACCCTTTGCCTTACCTTTCAGAAAGGGAGTGTAACCCAGTTGAATGTAACGAACTGCAGGATGGTTGTCTGCATCATAAGTGTAAAGAATGTTCGCCACAGTATCATTCACTGCGACTTTCATCTTCTGATTTGCATCAATCATTTGAGTTTGAATGAATGCAACCAACTGATCTGCAGTGAAAGAATCAAGAACACTGCTGCAAATGTTGTTAAAGTCTTTGCGAACTTGCTTTACAAAAGAAATAGCAGAACGCTGAGACTTAGGAAGTTGACGGTGTTCTTTTACCTCTGCAAGAAATGCATCAAAAACATCACCAACTACGTCAGAAATCTTGGTAGTGTTAATCCAATCAAAGGAACCATTCTTTACACCTTTCTTATGCTTAATGGTCCACTTGATGTTACGCTCAGGATCAAATGCATCCGCTTTGTTCTTGGTTCCACCAAGCAAAACAATAGAAAGCGAAGCAAGGTCAAAGTGCATCAGAAGTTTAGAAGTATCCTCCTCATTCTTCACACCTTCATAATGAACGCGCCCAGTGGTATCAAAACCTTGTGCCATAATTTTAAAGTGGGGTTCCACGGTAGAGTTTACAGGGTGTTCCGTCTTTTAGGACTTAAGGGCGCGGATCGTTCCCATGAGATAAGAATACACTGGATTGGGGGGCAGGTCAACCCCCCGACCCATTAGCGTCGCTTATGCGACCTGAAACCGTCCGCTGTTGAAATTATGATAAGCGAACACCTCACGATTCACCAGTTTGAACATACCAAACTCATTGGTCATCACATAACCTTCGGCATCAATACGGTTGCCGTTGATGTATGCTGCAGGTCCCTTCTCT